AAAACGGTGCGCATGGTTTGCGGGAAATGCGGACACGCTCACGAAAACACCGAAGCCAACTGGCGCGCCATGAGCAAAGGCGGATATATTGCAACCAACGATAACCCAACGCCGCGCGTCCGCTCCTTCTCTTTTAACCAATTAGCCTTGCCGCCTTCTGTCATGCCTTGGGCAGACTTGGTGGTTGATTTTTTGCGCGCCAAGCAACACGCGGCTGGAGGATACATTCAACCATTGCGGGAGTTTGTCACGTTGCGCCTGGCAGAACCATGGAAAGCCACCAACCATGTGGACATCGAAAAAGTTGTTGTGAAAGACTACGAGCCAGGCGCTGAATGGGAAGAAGAAGCCACACGATTTTTAACTGTCGATGTGCAAGCCTACCTTGAGGAGTTTTGGGCAGTTGCGCGCTCCTGGAGCAAAACAGGCGCCAGCAGATTGCTTTCATTTCGCCGCCTGACATCGTTTGAAGAAATCGAGGCAATGCGCAAAGAATACAATATTGCACCACAACGCACATTTTTGGATGTTGGTTATCAACGCGCCAGGGTTTTGGCAGAGTGCGGCAGGTTTGGCTGGATGGGGATGCGAGGTGAAGATGTGGTTGATTACGCGCACAGTGTCAACGGTCACACAGTGCGGCGCATGTTTTCAAAACCAACGCGCGTTAGCGCAACAGGTCGCACTGCGCCGCCTGTTTTCCGATGGTCAAACCCAACGACAAAAGATGTTTTGCAGTTGCTCAAAAGTGGCAAATCTCATCCATGGGAGGTTTGCGACCTAGGCGATTTAGCAGACGAGTATGCGAAACAAATTGATTCCGAGCGCAAAAAGGAAGTCATAGACAAACACGGACGGACCACATTGCGTTGGGTTTCATTTCGCGCCAATCATGGTTGGGATTGCGAATTGATGCAAGTAGTGGCGGCCTCAATCGCCAAACTGTTTCAAACTGGCGAATAAATTATTTAATAAATGCAAACTTGTCAGCGTCAGCGCTTAAGCGTTGGCGCTTTTTTCGTTTAAAGTGCTAGTTTTACACGTTTTACCCATATGGGCAGATGGCGAGTGATATAACCGCATTTCTGAAACTGCAAAATGACGCTTACCTGCTCACCCTGAAAGGGCGGGTTGCGGACGCTATTTTGGCGGGCAGTGTCACCACATCATTTTCAAATGCATCCCAAAGTGGAAGCCAAGAGCTAGTCATGCCGACCGACGAACTTGCCGCGCAATTGACAGCGGTCCTAATTGAAAAGGGGCTTGCAAACGGCGCGACTAAACCAACCAGAATGACATTTGCGAGGTTTGCCAGATGAGCGCATTGCTAGACCACAACGGCAGACCAATTATTGCAACGCCTCAACCGCGTAAACGAGCAACAATCAACTCCCACTATAGGGGCACGGAGAGCAACCGGTTCAGGACTTCGTTGCCATACATTGCCGCTGATATTAACCAGACACTAAACCGTGGAACGCGCCGCCGATTGATGGCGTTTTCGAGGTGGCTTTACGCCAATCATGGCATGGTGCGCGGCGCAGTAAATGACGTTGCCCGATACGCTTTAGGAACAGGTTTGACACCTCAAAGCCAAAGCGACGAAGCCAAAGCATACGAAGATTATTTTGCCGAGTGGGGCAAGGTTTGCGATGTGGCAGGTCAATTCACGTTTGCGCAAATGCAACGAATGGCTTCCATTCGCATGGACGTTGACGGCGACATTGGCTTTTTAATGATTGGACGCCAAGATGCATTCCCGCAATTGCAGCTTGTCGAATCGCACAACATTGCCAGCGAAGGTTTGAAGTGGTCCGATGTCGGTCATGATGGCGTCCAGGTGTCACCGAGTGGCAAGCCTGTAGCTTATAACGTCAGAAGCGGAGATGATTACCGAAGTATTTCTGCGAACAATTTTATCCTGGTTTACGACCCTGACAGAGTTGCGCAACTGCGCGGAGTTTCTGCTCTCACTCACGCAATCGACCACATCAGAGACGCAACCGATATTTTAGAATTTGAAAAAGTCGGCGTGAAAATGAACAGCGCCGTGGGTTTGGCTATTACTACGCAAGGCGGCATTGCCGACGATGGCAGCAGTTTAATCGAGGACGGCTATAGTGCGACCGACACAGGAACCGTTGCTTGGGACACTTTTCAGCCTGGCATGGTTCCAAGGCTCAAAATTGGCGAAAGTATCGAATCCTTTGCGAGCAATAAACCGTCACCGGCGTTTGCTGGGTTCTTGGAATACTTGCTCCGAGATGTGGCTTTAGGTCTTGGCGTTCCATATGAATTTATCGTGGAACCATCAAAACAAGGAACCGCATCAAGGTTCATTCTAGAAAAAGCCGCACGAAGATTTGAAGAACGCCAAGCCCTTATAACAAGCCGTTTTTGCAATCGCGTATGGGGTTGGGTTATTGCTCGCGGAATCAAGCGCGGCGACCTGCCAGCGTCATCTGATTGGTGGCGAGTGAATTGGCAGGCGCCCAAAAAAATCACCGTTGACCTCGGGCGCGAATCCAAGGCCAACCAGGACGCCATCAAGATGGGGCTTCGCACGATGCGCGAGGACACCGGAGAACGCGGGCATGATTGGCAAGACATCCGCAATCAGGTCGAACGTGAAGCAAGCGACTTGCTTGAACGCGCAAACCGTCTTGCAGACACCTACAAAATCACGATGGACACTGCGCTTCACCTACTGAGCCAGAGGACACCGAATCCAGTTTTTAATAATGACAGCGAAACTGACGCATAAACTCAACAATGATGTTTGGGCAATCCTGCCGGATTATCATGGCGCAATTGCGCGACAATTGCAGGAACATGACTATGACGGCAACGGTTACGAATTGCCGCGACCTGAGGAGGAGAGTGGCATTGCCATTATTCACATTCATGGCGCAGTTGGTAAACTATTGACCGATTTTGAGCGCATGTTTGGCATGACCGATTATGACGACATTGCTGAACAAGTTGCTGATGCTGACGCCAACCCGAACATCAATTCAATCTTACTTCACATCGACTCGCCAGGTGGAACCATTACAGGGCTTCCAGAGTTAGCGGCAAAATTGCGCAACGTCAGCAAACCTTTAGTTGCATACACAGAAGGCACAGCAGCAAGCGCGGCCTATTGGATTGCAAGCCAAGCAGACAGCGTTTTGTTAAGTGAAAGTGCCGAAGTGGGAAGCGTTGGAGTTTATGTTGCGCTACTGGACCAGACAGAATATTTGCGCAACATGGGACTAAAAGTCAATGCGGTCAGCGCCGGTGATAACAAGCTTGATTATGCTGATTTTAAACCACTGAGCGAAGAGGCGCGCGAGCGATTGCAGGCGAATGTTGACAAGTGGCACGCAAGATTTAAGCAGGAAATCAACAACAAACGCAACGTGCCAGAGGCAAGTATGACGGGCCAAACCTACGAAGGTTTAGAAGCCGTTGAGGCCGGACTTGCTGATGGAGTTGTGAACGACCTGGCCGATGTCATTGGCCTTATGGCAAATTTATAAACGCATGAAAACAATACTCGATTTGGTAAAAGCAAATGTGGAGTTGAACAATTTAGCAACCAAGCTAGACGAAGCGACTGCCGCAAATCAAACATTGCAAACTCGCCTGGAGGACTTGAGCGCCGCACAGGCTGAGGAAACAGCAAAACTTGGCGCGCAACACGCCGAGGAAATCGCAAGCCTTGAAAGCAAAATCATGGTCTTGGAAGAAGCAAATTTACTTCTTGAGGAGAAACAAAAGAGCGCAGACGAAAAGGCCGTGGAAATTGCGGCAAGCGTTGGCGTTGATACTCCAGTTGAGGAAGCAACCGAAAACGATGCGCCTGATGTCAGCGTTGAATCGCTATGGCAACAATACAATGCCATTGAAGGCAAACAGGAGAGGCGCGCGTTTTACATCGAAAACATCAAAAACAAACTCTAAAAACAAATGGCAAATTCACTCAACGGAATCAACCTGGCCGCCGTGGCGGAACAGAGCCTCGATTATCTATCCACACAGTTTCACCCATTGCGCGCGTTTGCGCGTGATTTCAGTGATGAAATTTCAGGACAAGGCGAAAGCGTCACCACGCGCGTTCCTTCGTCCATGACCGCAAGCGACCTATCGACTGGCTACACTGCCAGCGATGTCACCAGCACTGCCAAGACAATCACCTTGAACAAATTCAAGGGATATTCAATGGCGTTCACCGATATGGAAGTTTCCAAGTCCGGCAACTTTGACTGGTTGTCCAGCGTGTTTTTGGGACCGGCTTTGGAGGTGACGCTTGACGCAGTTATGGATGATTTGCTGGCGTTAGTTTTGAATGCGAACTACACCGCAAACGAAGTCATCACAGCAGCGAATTTTGACGCTGACGAAGTTGCCGATTTGGCAGCCGATTTGACAACTGCCAAAGTGCCAAAATCAGAGCGCGCCTTGGTTTTGCCTCCTTCGTATTACGCCAGCGTCCAGAAGGATGCAATCGTGCAGGACGCTTCCAGCTACGGCACCGCAAGCGCAGTGCAGGAAAACGCTGCCATGCGCGTGCATGGTTTTAACCTCTACGAATACACAGGCATTCCGGCCAACGGTGAAAACCTGGCAGCAATTGCCTTGCACCCAAGCGCTTTGTTGCTTGCCGCACGGACACCTGCCGCGCCTGCTGATGGCAGCGTTGAAGTACAGGACATTGTTGACCCTTCAACCGGGCTTCCAATCCAGCTTCGTACTTTTTATGA